TAGTCATGCTCCCTTACCTGATCAGCTAATTGTCTGTATAAATTTTCAGCCATTTGCCAGGTTGCCTCAGCTGATGCTAGTCTTGTATTTAAATCAACTATTGCTTTCTGAGCTACTTCTAAATCTCTTTGTAAGTTTACAATTTCTTGTACAGATCCATTAATACTGTCTGTAAGATTAACTATATATCTAACACCAGTAAAGGTTCCAACGATTAGTGATGCAACCACTGGAACCATTACTATATTTTTTTTTAATAAATCGATTAAATTCATTTTGGTAAAGCACTAACTAACCATTCTTTTGCTTTTTTGAACGGCCAGCATATTATGCTCCATATCCATTTTATTGTTTTTTTTATCATGTTGTCCTCCTCGTGTGTATGTGGAACACTTCCATCTTTGTGAGCATGAACCACGCCATCCTCATGAGTGTGTTCTACATAATCGGTTCCATGTACGTGACCACAATGTGGACACTCCACGTTTTTGTTGTAATGAGCAACAATAAATCCCATACCACAATTTATACATTTCATACTAATCATGTTTTTTTTCCTCCATCTCATAGAAAAAGTTGTCAGTGTCCTCTGTTTTCCACTGCCCTGTATCTTCTACATTCCAATAGTTAGTTTGAACCTTCCAATCAGGCACGGTATTTTTAACCGTGAAAGACGGTATATCCCAAATAAGTCTGTTGTTAGGTTGAGCTGCATAGTTGCCATCATTTAAAGCAAGTATGTGCGCACATTTATGCTCGTGCGGTATCTCTGAATGATCAGTGTCAAGTATATTAGCTTCAGGATGTGCAAAGTCAACAGTAAATAAATATTTCCCGTGATGCCACTTCTTATCTTTACCGATGTATTTACCCGCTTGAGATTCTAAAATGTCCCAACAATGAACAGAAGGATAATAACTAAAAGAGTTCCAGAGCTGAAGTTCATCAAGTCTTCTTGTCGGGACGTCATTAGGTTTATATCCCCTTTGAATAAACGCGCTAATAGGGAGGCGGTAAAAGATTGCACCGTTTTCCATGATAGCATGAAATAATAAAGCACGCCCAGTGATAGACGTAATGCCAAAGATAATGCAGTCTTCAACTTCTCCATGATGTTTTTTAAGGTCATATAAATATTCTCTCCTTATCTGTGCATATTCTACAGGTATATTTGCATTTAAGTAAGCCATAAAAACTCCTCATTTAATTGACCCCCAATTAGGACCAGACTCGTAATCTACCTTATTAGGTATCTTTAAGTCAACAGCGCTTTCCATCACATCCTTTATTTTCTGTGCGTGCTTATCATTTTCAACTGATAGATCCAATTCATCATGTATTTGAATATGTGGTATAATTCCTTCTTTATATAAATCTAACATAGCCTTTTTAGTCATGTCTGCAGCGCTACCCTGGATTAATTTATTCAAAGCTTTGTATGTAAAAGCTCTTCTTGTAGCATTGTTATGCCAATAATTTTTTTGAGGATTGCCTTCTTTATCTTTTAATATGTCACCTTCTTCATCTTTTAAATAAGGTCCCATTTTTTGTAGGTCTTCCATTCTAGTTTGATCTTCAGCAGGAACATATTTACCCCAGTCTGAACCACGAAGAATAGGTTCGTATTTAGGAAAACGACATTTTCTATTTAACAAAGTTTTTATTTGACCTTTGTTAGCAGCTGCTTTCATCACTTCATTCATTAATTGTTTAACAAAGGGGACCTTCGTGTGATACTTATCAAATAATTCCTCTGCCTTAAATTTACTGACACCTAATTCTGCTTGTAGTTTTGCTTTACCCATACCATAAAACAAACCAAGATTAATTACTTTTGCTTGTGATCTAGGTATCTCTGCCATCTCTGCAACTATTCTATGAAAGTCTGTTGAAGGGTCGCTGTCGTAAGAATCAGCTATTGTATTTACTGATGATAGGCCATATCGTAAAGCATAGTGCGCTACAAGTCTTGGTTCCTGTTGCGAGTAGTCAAAACAACCCCACTTGCATCCTTCTTCTGGTATAAATAAACTTCTAATTAAAGGACCTGTGTCTGGATCTCTAGCAGGTATTTGTTGTAGGTTGGGATTGGAATAGCTAAATCTACCAGTAACAGTTCCACCATCATCAGATCTTATTTGATTTATTTCAGCATGTATTCTACCTTTGTGTTCATGTTTTAAAATAGTGTCTATAAATGTAGTGTTTACTTTATTTATTCTTCTTGCTTCTGCTATCTTTTTTATTATAGGATGCTCATGATTAGAGAGGAAATTTTTTGTAAATGAAGGTTCACCAGACTTCGCGGTTCGTTCGTAAGATAATTTTAATTTGTCAAAAACTTTTTGTATGCTACGTGCGGCCCATATTTGAACATCTATGTTTGTTTCTTTTTGTACTTCTTGGAGCAATACTTGTTCTTGTGCAATTAATTTTTTACGGAGGTCATGCGCTTGTGGCATATCTACTCTTACGCCTAGAAAACGCATATCAACTAAGCAGGGGAAGAGGTCGGTTTCGAGATTAAAAATATCTTGAAGGTCTTGTTCTATCATTAATTTTTTTACATGCTGCCATAATTTAAAAGTAAGCTCTGCATCTTTTTCTGCATAAGCACCAACTTCCTGAGCGGGCAGTTGCCACATATCTGCTTTTGCATCAAGACCTCTTTGTTTTGCAGCTTCGTTCAAAGCTCTTTCATTTTTACCTTCGTTTAAAAAATGCCATGACAATGTATTGAGAGTGTAAGAGAATCTATTTTCATCTAACAAAGAAGATGCAATCATGGTGTCGACTACTAAACCATTGATTTTTAAGCCTAAATTACGTATCCAACAAACGTCGTACATTGCGTTGTGAAATATTTTTGTAGCTGGACATTCTAAAATATCTTTAAACCACTCTAAAGTTTTTTTACGATCCATGTTGGGTCCTTCTTTGTGAGCTATTGGAAAATACCATTTGTTGTTGTATGTGGCTACAGCTATACCAACAACTTCTCCTTCACCTGTAACAGCTCCAGAACCTTTTGATTTTAAACCAGGGTCTCTGGTTTCTAAGTCAACAGCTATCTCATCATAAGATCTAAGATCTGGGTATTCTGTGGGTTGTACCCATTCCGTTTGTGGTAGTAACATATTGTTTAAACCTTCCTATTTTTGGTCTCGCATTATTAAATTTAGATTGTCCTAAACATTCAACTGATTCTTTTATATATCCATTATTCCATAGCCATTGTGAGTGGAGCTCTAATATTTTATTTTTTCTTAGGTCCATCTTTCATTTTTTTTATTTCTAGTTGGCAGTAATGTATTATTTTTTCTAAATCTTCAATGCCTGATTTATTTAAATAACGACAAACATATTTTACAACACACCCTTGAAAGAACGAGAGATTGTTTTTAGAAATAAATTCGTAAGGCTGTATTTTCATATTTTTATAATGAGATCCTCCTATCTGTTTATTCTGTGGAAACGCCTCATCAAATATATCTTTATGTGTCATAGTTGATATTCCTTTATTTTTTTCTTACTTTTTAATTTATATAAATTATTTCTTGCTCTCGTGATACCTACATACCACACTCTATGCTCTTCATCCTGTTTGTCAACACTTAAACTAATTCCTTTTTGAACCTTTGATCCCTGGTGCAAGGATAATATTACATTGTCCTCTTCTCCTCCTTTAGCTGCATGAATTGTTGACAACCATATTCTTGCAGGTTCGTTAAGTTTTTCACCTGATGCAATTAAATTTCTTAAATATAATATTTCTTTTTGATCCTCAGAAAATTTATCATACCAAGGTACCTTCGCATCCCAATCACCGTTGGGTATGTAGTCTCTTATTTCTGCTATTTCTTTTTCATCTAACGCTCCTTCTGCACACCATTTGGTATAAGCTTGAGCAGCTTTATATAAACCTACTTTATAACTTTTACCTTTGTTAGTTTGATAATAAAAATTTTTCTTTTTTAAATCTTTCATTATTTGTATTAAATTACTTTTGG